CACGCATTACAACGAAGTTAAGGGCACCTACAACACTTTTGCGATTTCAGCCGAAACAAAGGAAGGGTGGACGGGGAGTGGTTCCGCCATTGATGTAGCCGGCATCAACGCATGGCGTTACTCAGAAGCGCCTGCAGTCACTGCCGTTAGGCCGGGCCGCAGTTCGGTGCGTGTGCAGCTGATTGGCGTCCTTTAGACTGCCGCTGAGGAGGCTGTTTTATGGCACGCGCATATTCAGGCCGTGACGGCCAACTACTGCTCGCAGGCACTGTTCTGGCCAAGGTAACCAACTGGTCGCTGACCGCAGATCTGGAGCTGCTTGAAACCACCAGCATTGGCGACGCTCATCGGGCATACGCTCCCGGCATTCAGTCGTACAATGGATCCGCAAACATTCTTTACTACAATAAAGACGACAGCACTAATGATGCTGGTACGCTGCTGCGAAAACTAATCAATACATCGGCATCAGGCGTTGCCGAGGCTGACGTGGCAGAGCTTACGTTGCGTATTCGCAATGGCAACACAAACAACGACGTAAGGCTTACCGTTTACGTTACTAGCGCAACATTTGGCGCATCTGTTGGTGAAATTGTTAGTGCCGCAATCAGCTTCCAAGCCGTTGGAGCGCCCAGTGAGGTAACAATCTAATGAGCGTTTACCTTGGCGCGTTTGGTGATATTACGTTGCGGCGTAGTAGTGCGTCGTCGATTAAGGAGTCAATTGTTAACCCAGGGGACATAAACGCAGTCAAGCGTCGCTTTAGCTTTGATTTTGATTCTGGATATTTGATTACAGGCGATCAACTTGAAATTACGTCAGCAGATGACACAACGCTGGATTTTATTGACGCAACCGGCTGGCGCGATGAGGAAGTTCAGAGCAGCGGCAAATGGTTTATCAATGTTGACGAGCTTGGTGGTATCAAGCTTTATGAAGAATTTGACGCATCTTTGACCGGCGATACGGCTAATGCAGTGCCGTTGTTGGACATTGCGCGAAACATCCCAATCAGAGTCGAAGTTGAAAACGTTGCTATGCGGCAACTGGGACAAGTTATTACCTACGAATTAAATACAAATCGTGATGTCATTGACATTACGGCGATGGCGGAGGAGTTCAGAAGCCAGTGGAGTGGTTTGATGTCAGGTTCCGGGCGTATTGACTGCCTTTGGGATTATCGCGACACGGTTGGCGGTGGTGCGTATGAAACGGTCAACTACCTAATGCAACTAGCACTGCGCACCGAGATTGGCAGCGAGTTTGACGCAAATTTGTATATCAAAACCGACCAATATCATCCAGATGGCAGTGAATCGTTAATCAACGATGCGCTTTGGTATGAAATTCGAGCCGTCGTTACACAGGCTGCAATTCAGTTTGAAGCTAGCAATGTCGTGCGAGCAACGATTGATTTTATTACAACCGGCACAATTCGACTAAAGACCCGCACGCAGCCAAAGCGTTACCTCTTACAGGAGGACGGCGGTAAGATTAGCCTAGAACAGGATGCCGCATCCTTCTTGCTGCTAGAGGAGCCCGAGTAACCCATGAGCGACCTACGGATTACGGAACTAGCGGCACTGGCAGGCGCCAACCTTGCTGCAGCAGACTTGCTGGCGGTTGCTGACATCAGCGCCAGTGAAACAAAAAAGATCACGGTTACCGATTTCTTTGGTAACGCTTCAACACTGATCGCTGACGCCACCATCCCTGGCGCTAAGATTCTATTTACCAGTAACACGATCAACGCCTCTGCATTAGCAGACGGCACGGTTACATCCGAAAAGCTTGGGGCTAACGAGATTGAAGGCAGCCGCATGGCTGACAACAGCTCGGCAGTGCTAGCAGTTAGCTTGCCGGCAACTGGTGCATTTGTCGGACAGATTGCAGTTGAGACGAGTGGGCGTCTTGCCTACATCTGGAATGGCAGCGAGTGGCTGACCTTTAAGGCATCTGGCAACATCAACAGCGTTGTAGGCAGCAGCGCTGGAGTCGTCAACATCAATGTTACTACCGTTGGCGACACAGTGACGATTGCAACGTCACTAGACAACACCACTGCTGCAGCGCAATTTCTCGCCGGTCCAACTGGTGCCGCTGGCGCTGCGAGTTACCGTACAATTGCAGGTGGCGACCTGCCTACTGCAACAACCAGTAGTAAAGGCGCTGTCATTGTCAACGGCAATGGCCTTGTAATGAGCGGTGATACCGTTCAAATTGACAACAACGTTGCGGCTAATAACAGCACTTATCAAGTCGTTCAGTACAGCGCCAAGGGTTTAATTACTGATGCGCGTGACATTACCGCAGCTGATCTACCAGCGGCAACGCCCGGTGCAATCGGCGCTGTCCAGCCCGGTAGCGGTCTCGCTGTGGACGGTGCTGGAGTGCTGAACCATAGCAATTCCGTCACCCCTGGTACTTATCCGAAAGTTACGGTTGACGTGCAAGGTCACGTCAGCAACGGCACTTCGCTGGCTGCAGAAGATATTCCGAATCTTGACACAGGTAAAATAACAACAGGCCAATTTGCTGGTAGCTTTATCGCGGATAATGGAATTACAGGCGCCAAGCTCGCTAATTACTCTGTCACTAAAATTGGCGAAACTGTCCCGACACCGCAGGAATTTGATTTTAACGGTCAGCTATTTTTCAATCCAGTTGCTCGCACGTTCTATGTATTTGACGGCAACGTTGCATTCCCCGTAGGTGTTAGTTACGGTCAAATTATTTTTGCCGGCACGTATAACGCGACTGACGGTGAGATTGCCACCTTGACGGCTGCCGGCACAGCACTTGGTTTGGGTACAGGTACTACTTTGCCAGCAGCAAGCGATGCCAATAATAGTTATTACTTTATCGTTGAAGTTGGCGGAAATCCTTACTCAGCTGGCGATGTTAATGCACCAAATAAAATTTTGGCGCCACCTGACATGCTGGTTAGCAACGGCACGTCATGGGAAGAGATTGACGTTTCCAGCACGGTTGCCGCTGAAATTGCCAGCAACATTGCATTTACGCCAGCGGGCAGCCTTGGTTCAATCAATGTCCAAGCAGCGCTAGAGGAGCTTGACAATGAAAAGCTTCCCGTGGCTGGTGGCACGCTGACTGGTGACTTGAATCTTGGCATCGGCGCTGACATTGTTTTTGAAGGCGGCACTGATGATGACTTTGAAACCACGCTGACTGTTGTTGACCCAACAGCAGATCGCACGATCACGCTGCCCAATGCAAGCGGCACCGTCGTTTTGGCTGGCGAAATTGTCAATGCTGACATCAATGCTTCTGCAGCAATTGCCGATAGCAAGCTTGCTGCAATTACAACGGCAGATAAGGTTGCTTTATCAGCGCTGAACATTGATGGCGGCACGGATATTGGTGCAGCACTAGCAGACGCAGATCTGCTGATCGTTGATGATGGCGGCGCCGGGACAAACCGCAAAGCTGCCGCTACACGCATCCCGGTTTACGTTTTCAGCAAAGTAACTGGTGATATAACAGTCAGTAGTTCTGGTGTTGCTGCTATTGGCGCTGGCGTCATCGTTAATGCTGACATCAATGCGTCAGCCGCTATCGCTGGCACTAAGGTCAGTCCTGATTTTGGTAGTCAAAACGTCGTTACGACTGGTACGGTCAACAGCGCAGGTGGAACGTTTACAGGCGACGTTACGCTTAACGCTCAGTCTGGCATTCGTTTTGCTGACAGTGACAGTAGTAACTGGCTGGCATTCCGAGCACCTGCGACGGTTGCCAGTAATTTGACCTGGACGTTGCCTGGCGCCGATGGCACCCCAGGACAGGTGCTATCAACTGACGGCGCAGGTACACTTAACTGGAGCACTCCTTCTGCCGGTGGTGTAAGTCTCGGCGTCGCCCTCGCACTTTCCTGATCATGGCTGAAACTTTCAACCGCGCATCTGCCGTACTCAGCGGCACCAGCATCACTGATGTCTATCAAGCGCCGATTAGTAATGCAGCGGATCGTGCTGTTGTGTTGAGCTGCTTGGTCGCCAATGTTGATGGCACCAATGCAGCTGATATTACAATCACAATTACTGACGGCAGTAACTCAACTATTTCGCGTTTGGCTAGCACGGTAAGCGTGCCTGCTGATAGCTCGTTGGAGATTATTGCTAACAAGCTAGTGCTTAAGCAGTCCGAGAAAATCCGTGCTACTGCTAGTGCTGGTGGCGACCTTGAAGTAACGGTGTCAGTGCTGGAGATTACTGCATGAGCAAGGTCCACAAGGAAAACGGTGGCTACATCGGTAAAAACTACCGCGTTGCGTATCCATCAGGCATTTATGTGCTTGGTGGGGTTGGGCGCATTACTGATGTCACCGTTGACGTGGAGCTTTATGGCGGAAAAGGCAACAACTACTTCCGCGCATCTGTAATTGGTACTGGATACGGAGGAAATGGTGGTTATACCAAATTCAGGCTGATCGCGCCGTCAACACGTATTTTGCAAGTTAGACCTGCTTATTTAGCAGGTGGTACGGCTTATCTTGGCGGCAATCCGGGATCTCCTGGTATTGGCGGTGGCGCAGGAGCTGGTGTATTGATCGCTGATCAATGGCTTGGAATTGCTGGCGGCGGTGGCGGTGGCGGCGGCTTAAATGTTTACCGCTACTCAACGTCTTCATTTGTCAACGAATCAGCCAATAATGGCGGCGCTGGCGCGGGTGGTTATGGTACTGGTACGCCTAGTGTCGGCTCAACTGGCGCAAGCTGCTATTACTACGACAACCCAGCGACACCGGAGTACTTTGGTCAGTCGCAATCTGGCGGCGGTGGCGGGGGTACTCCCGGCGGCAATAACGGCGGCGCCAGCTGCTACGGCAGTGTATTCAACCCTGGACCCTATGGCGCTGGCGGTGGCGGCGGCGGAAATCTGCGCATCTACAAAGATCAAGCGGTAACCAGCGGTTATTTAAGCGTGCTACCAGATGTGTTTATGCAATACACAACGCATAGCAACGGCACACATGCCAGCGCTCCGCAAGTAAGAATCACCAACGTCAGCAGCGGACAAAGCTACACATATACAAGCGATGCTGACGTGCCGCTTGTTAGCATCGCCGACAACATCTTCACGTAATGCACCTCTACTCCCTAAACGGCGCCTGGCCAGCGCCACTTCCCTCCCGAGTTCGCTTGGATACTGGCACTACACGCACGGACCCAGCTACGTTCACCGAGCTGGAGCTTCAGCAGTGGGGCTACACCGGCCCATATGAAATTCCGCGCTATAAGCCACGCAAGGAACACCTAGAGTGGACGGGAGCTGAATTCGTTGTTCGCGCTGGAGCCGAAACATGATCTACCCAGCCACGCATAACATTACAATTCTTCAAAATTCCACGTGGAAGGGCAGGTTTCGCGCAACGCAGAACAGGCAAACACTAACCAGTATTTCGATTGATAGCGGCACCCCTACGTTTAACTGCGGCTGCCATGGTCTAATCGCTGACACCAAAGTGGTCTTTACCGGCGGCACCACAGTGCCCTGCGGTTTGGTACTGAATACTGTTTACTACGTCATTGCAGCGGGGCTAACCGCTGATGCGTTTCAGGTATCGGCAACCAGTGGCGGTAGCAGCATCAGCGTAAGTGGCAGCGCTGTTGGCACGTTTTATGCTGCGACACCGCTTGACTTGACCAGCTACACAATTGATTCAGATGTAAATGGTCTGAATACAAGTACGCAAGTGATGACATTTAGCGCATCAATCACTGATGCAGCAAATGGCGAATTTCAATTGACCGTAGCGCCAGCGACAACAGCGCCAATTACTGAAGGGCGTTATGGTTATGACATAAGCCTAACTTCACCCAGCGGTGAGCGATATTATTGGGTGAAAGGGACCGCTACGGTCGAAAAAACCTATTCACGAAACACGTAATGGCTGACGTACAGATTGCAATTATCGACGAACAGCAGACCAAGATTACGCTTGCTGTTCCTGGGATTCAGGGCATCGCTGGCCCTGGTGTACCCGCAGGTGGTACGCAGAATCAGCTACTTGTTAAACAGTCTGGCGTTGATTACGACACGGTATGGTCTGATGACATTGACATACCCGGTACGCTTGATGTTACAGGTGATGCCACCTTTGATCAAGACGTAACGATTGAAGGCGATCTTACGGTTAATGGAGACCGTATCATAGTGAGCACCGCAAAAACTCCGACTTCGGCATCTGACACTGGCACTGCTGGAGAAATTTGCTGGGATAACAGTTACATCTATGTAGCAGTTGGTACTAACACATGGAAACGAGCCGCTCTCAGCTCTTGGTAAATTCCGGCCCCATGCTGAAGGTTGCGCAAGGTCTCCCGTGGGCTTCCTAGTTGTGGCATGGCTAGCCGGAATCTTTCTCGCCTATTGCTTGGTGGCGATCAACCCACGCGAGGATGACTAATGACTGTTCGCAGTAAGACCGGCACCGGCAGGCTTGAGCACCAAGCGGGCAAGCCTAAGCTCACGCGCCAAGGCAACGGCAAACGCTCAAAGCCGCGTGGCACCCGCAAACTCCTGCGAAAACAAGGGAAGGGCTAGGCCCCCCTTTTTATTTGGCGTATTCTTGCCGAAGTGACACCATATTGCTCTGCCAGGATGGTAGAACTTAAAGGTGATCGTG